AAAAAGATGAGGACATGGGGCGGCGGGGACCCACCCCGCCGCCGGAAGGAGAAGACAATGAAAAAGATCATAAACGGCCGTCTCTACGACACGGAGAAGGCCACTCCCGTGGGGACGGACTACACGCCGGCTGGATTCGGCGTGACAGACTTTAAGTGGTACAGCGAACAGCTGTACCGAAAGAAGACCGGGGAGTACTTCCTCCACGGTCAGGGGGGACCACTCTCCCCCTACTCGGAGCCGTACGGCCAGGGCGGGAGCCAGGGCGGGAGCCGGATAGCGCCGCTCACCGCCGACCAGGCCCGAGAGTGGGCGGAAGCCCACCTCACGGCCGACGAGTGGGAGGCCGAGTTCGGCACTCCCGAGGAAGGCGAGGCCGTGGTATCGGCAAGGGTTAGCCTCGCAGCGAAGCGCGCGCTGGAGCGCGAGGCCGCGAGGACGGGCGAAACTCAGGCCCGAGTGGTCGAGAGACTGCTTGAGGTCTTGGGTGAGTAGACGGATCGGGGTGGGGCCATCCCGTCCCAAGAAGGGAGGCATCATGAAGGACTACACGAGCTCCGAGTATGCGGCCCTGCCGGACGGCAGGGAGAGGCTCGATTGGGCCTGGGAGGCCTTCGTCGACCTCAATGGCGTGACCTGCGAGCAGCAGGACGCCATGGGGGACGACGAGTGGCGCGAGTGGGACGAGGAGCGCCGCTTCTGGCGCTCCGAGGTCGAGCGCCTCGACCGCTACGCCGCATAGCCCCCCGCGAGGCACGGCGAGAGACGAAAAAAGGCCCCCACCTCCCGCAGGAGATGGGGGTCACTTTGTGTACCGTCGGTCGGATTTTGCGTACGATGGTCGAATTTTGTGCGCGGACGGACGATTTTCGCCTACAGGCGGTCGTTGAGGTAGCTCTGGAGGGCCCGGCATGAGTCGTGGCCGATGTAGCCGTCGTCGCCGGACGGGCCCACGTCGTAGCCCTCGCCCATGAGGTGGCGCTGGAGGGCCTGCGTGGTGTCGGGGCCGGCGAACCCATCGTCGTCCACGCCAATTCTCTCCTGCATGGCCTTGATCGTCAGGGATCCCTCGGCGGGTGAGCGCCACTCGATGCCCCCTGAGTCGCTCGGCCAGAGCGGCCTCACGGCGAGGGGCTGCGAGCTGATGACGCGGTCGCCGAAGTCCTGGCCGCAGAAGACCATCTGCATGGCGCGTGCGGTCCTGGGGCCGAGGTCGCCGTCCACGTCTATGGACGTGCCCCCGGCGCCAGGCCCGCCGCCGTAGCGCAGATAGCAGTCCCAGGGGTAGTCCCTGTACGGGGAGCGGTTGGTCTCGCGGCCGTCCTGGTCACCTGGCTCGCCACCCCTGACCCTGTGACCCTCCTCGCCGCGCGACGCCTGGATCATGGTGCCGTCTCCGCAGCTGATGGCCGTGTGGCGGCCGTCGTTGAGCAGGATGTCCCCGAGCTGGGGATTGCCGTCGTTGGGCACGACCTCCCAGCCGTGGGCGCACAGCTCCTCGCGCATGTTGCCGGTCCAGCTCGCATCCCCGACCTCGAACCCGTGCTTGCGCAGGAGGCCGATGACGAAGGAGGAGCAGTCCACCTCCGTCCCCGTCTGGTAGCCGGAGTCGACCCAGCTGTCCCGATCGCCCTGGTCGTAGCCGAGGTTCCCGTGCTCGACCCACCAGATGCCGTCATCGACCATCTCGCGCAGCCGGCGTCCGACCGACTCCGAGGACTCGGCCATGCGCGCCCAGTCCTCGCGCGTGAGGTCGCTCACGTTGCGGTCGGTGGTCTCGTGGCCGCTCGTGTACTGCCAGACGGCGTACCCGTCCCACGGTGCCGTGTCCCAGGCGAAGCCGGGCACGTCCCAGGTCGCGTCGTCGGAGCGGTACCCCGCCACCCAGAGCGGGCAGTCCGGGTGGCAGCTCGCCACCTGCCAGATCGCGGAGGCCTGGACGTAGACCATCGGCCAGGTGCCCGTCATCCCGTGGTAGGCGTCCACGAATCGGTGGACCCACTCCGTGTTCTCCCAAGAGGGGTTCCTGGCCTGGGCGCCGATCATGGCCTCCCAGTCTATGCAGGGGATCGCAGTGCCGATATAGTCTGAGATCACATCACGGAAATGACGAGCCTCAGCCTCCGCGTCCCCGCCATTCGCGTAATGGTAGGCACCGACGAGCTTCCCGTCTCCGATGGCGCGGTCGATGGCCAGTCGGAAGTAGGGATTCTCGTAGTCGGTGCCTTGGGTGGCCTTTACTATGACGAAGTCGCTCTCGCGGTAGCACCCCTCGGTCGAATCCTTGTACGGCCACTCGTCGTGGCTCGACACGTCAATGCCACGCATGCTCCTCCTCCCTCGGCAGGGCGCCCTCCCGGACGCCGCGAGCCGTCTCCTCGTGGTTGCAGCGGTTGCAGTGCCATCGGGTCCACTCGCGGCCCGGGTCGGTGACGCCGCAGACCGGCACCATCGGCTTGCCGCAAAGCGGGCACCTGCGCTCGGGCCTCACCCCTCCACCTCGACCTCGGGCAGTCCCGCGATTGACGTGAGCAGCGAGAGCACCGCCGCGAGGGCCGCCGCCCCCGCGACCGCCCCCCACGCCACGTCGGTCACGCCGACCGCGTTCGTGCCGATGAGGGCCACGGCCGCCTGCGCCGCAGTCTTGAGGGCGCGCACGCCCGCCGCCCTCAGCCACCTGATCGCCTTGTCGTCCATGTGACACACCTCTTTCCTCCCTGCGCCCCTGAGGGCGCGCTTTCGGCCTTTTGTCGCCCCGCCCCTATCCGGGGCAGGGGTCCCGCCCTCCGTCGTCCCTCGGGGGCCTCTCTGGTAGCGACAGCACCATCTCCGCCATGGAGTCGATGTAGCCGTCGGCCCCGAGGTCGTGGTACTGCTGCCACTCCGCGTGCCAGCTGAGCTTCTCCTCGGGAGTCGCCCACCGGAGCTCCCAGACGTACTTCTGCGCCTTGTGTATGAGGTCCGACCTCATGACCGACGCGAGCGCCGAGCTTGCCTGGCGCTGCATCGCCTCAAGCCCCGAGAGCCTCGCCATGACCTCCTCGTGGCGCTCGCCGAGCTTGGAGGCCCCCCACACCACCGCGACTATCAGGGTCCCCACCATGTAGGTGATCACGTCGTCGGCGACCTCCGGGGAGGCCACCGCGCGGTTGAGCGCCGTCGTGGCCATGAGGGTCACGAGGGACGCCGCAAGCGTCACGAGGCGGGTCCTGGCCTCGCCCGTCACCTCCCCTCCAGGAGGCGCCTGAGCGCGTCGGCCTGCCGCCACGACTCGTCGGCCCATTCCTGGACGCTCCCCCACGGGGAGGGGGAGTGCTCCAGCGTGAGCTCGCAGTCCCAGCGGGTCTTGAGCCACCCGCGGGTGACCCAGGGGTCGATCTCGATCATCTGGGCGATGGTCAGGCCGGGGAAGTAGGACGACATGTACGACACCGTCTCGCCCGCCCACGTGCACCCGAGGCTGAATCTCCCGAGCGCCGTGTCAGAGAAGGTACACACGTGCATGTCGCACGTCGGGTTCTGCGGCTCGATGGTCGTGCTCATGATCGTCGACGCGTGCTTGTCCCTGTCGAAGGCGAGGACCGCCACGAGGGTACGACGCTGGCGTCCCTCGTGGTCGTACGTCACGGATGGGGTCGGGGGGTGGCCGGAGAGGCCGAGCGCGGCCGCCGGGACCCCGGTACCCAACAGCTTGGTTCCCCACAGCGCGACTGAGTAGTCGCCCGTGAGGCCGGACGATGACTCCCTCGGGCGCAGCACGTGCGCCCCCCTGGCGATCCTGTACTCGCTCTCGGCCGACAGCCTCACGTCCACGACGGGCATGCTGCGGGTTCCCTGGGGGGTGGCGAAGTCGACGTACGCGAGGATCGCGTGGACGACGGGGTAGCGCATCCCGCCGGTCGCGACCCTCTCCTCGACGTAGAGGGGCAGCCTGGAGCGCAGCTCGAACTCGGCCGTCGCCTCCATGCTCTCGAGATAGGGCCCGGACGACGGGTAAAACCCGGTTACGTATGGCCACGAGCGCGACCTCAGCTTGTACGTGCCCCGCACCCAGTACGGCCACTCCTCCCTGGGGTACACGAGGGCGCCGTCGACGCGCGCCTCCCTGACGCGGCGGCCGTTTATCATGAGGCCATCGGAGAGGTAGGTGTAGGTCCTGCCGTCGGGCATCGTGATGCTCATGGGCCCCTCCTATGGCTTCCCTATGGCTTCTTCTCCGTCGTGAAGGCGATGGTCCCCTTTGTGATTCGCACGCCGTCCAGCGTGTGGGTGACGTCGTCGTGGCCCTGACCCTGGCCGCCGCCCTGGTTCCTGGCGTCGCGGTCGCGCTCGGCGCCCCTGGCGCGCTCGTCCCTGAGGGCCCTTTCGAAGCCCCTCTGGCGGTCGCGCTGGCGCGCCAGCGCCGAGGCCAGGCTCGCGGCAGGCTCGCCGAGCGTGGCCACGCGGCCCGACTCGTCGAGCTCGTCGGACTCCACGCTCACGACGCGCTGGTCCACGTCCACGCCGACCTCGTCGTCGCGCACGACGAAGGCCTGGCCGAGCTCGCAGGCCACGTGCGGCGCGAGGCGGTAGCGGTAGGTCGGCCGCATCGCCGCCTGGCGCGCGAGCCACCGGTCGCCCTCCGAGGCGAGGCGCGCCACGATCGCGGCCGCGAGCGAGTCCGAGAGCGCGTGGAAGGCGAGCCTGCCGGCCTCCAGCGCGGCCTCGGCCAGGGCGTCGTGGCGGGCCTTGGCGGCGTCCTTCTGCTCCTGGGTCATGCCGCTCTTGTCGAGGTTGTCCCAGGCCGCCCTGTGGGCGTCGGCCTCGGCCTGCGCCTTGGCCCAGGCCTCGTCCATCTCGGCCGTCCACCTGTTGTAGAGGTCCACGCAGTCCACGTCGTGGTCGGAGGCGTCCCAGTTGGCCATGCCGAGGTGGCCGTGGCGGGCGGTGGAGGCCGCGTCCTCGCGGGTGAGCTCGGGCCTCACCGTCTGCCTGTGGTGGGCGTCGGTGTCGTCCGGCCAGTCGTCCCACGAGACGGAGCTGCGGAAGGTGGCCCTGGTGACCACGTCGCCCTCGGAGCGCTCCACCGTGGCGTCCGTGGCGCCGAGGCCCCAGTCGAGCCTGCCGGCGGGCACCGAGGCTGCCAGGCGAGCCACGAGCGACACCGACTGCGCCGTCACCGAGAGGTCCTGCCCGAGCGAGAGCGTGGGCTCAAGCTCGCCTCCCACGGACTCCGCGAGGGCCCTCAGGGCCGCCAGGCGGCCCTTGCCGGAGACGTCGAGCCAGCCCACGCGCGCACCCACCGAGCAGGAGCCCTCCCATCCCGTTGGCGCCATGATCGCGTGGTAGGCCTCGGAGGCCGGGGCGCCCTCCCACGAGGAGCCCTCCGGCATCGGCTCGGAGAGCCTGACGTCGCTCTGCCAGGACGCCTCGGCGCGCAGCGTCGCCTCGCGCACCTGGCCTGAGGTACTGACCCTCGCCCCGCCCTTGGCGACGAACTCGCGCCACCTCCCCCGACCGTCGCGCAGGAGCACCCTCGACTCGGCGCGCACGTCCGGCACGGAGGTCCCCAGCACCCACGAGAGGGTGAGGGACGACTCGCCGCCGAGCTCGTCCGTGACCTTGCACGCGGTGAGGCGCCCCGGCGGCAGCTCGACGATCGGGCGCCTCGCGTTGTCGAGGAGGGCGACGCGCAGGCCCCGCTCGTCCCACGTCGCCATCAGGCCCACCACCTTGTGAAGTACTCCACGAGCACGCCCCCGGCGCCGCCCGCGACGCCCTCTGCCTCCACCGTGTAGGTGCGGCTCGCCCTGAGGGTCGGCCACGACGAGTCGCGCCCGAGCGTGGCGGGGGCGCCCCCCACCGTGAGCGCCTGGGCGGTTGAGTCGAGCACGACCCTGCCCGTGCCGGCGACACGCGCCTCCTGCGCCGTCCCGTCCCCGTCCACGAGGCGCACGACCGAGGCGGGCGCGGACGCCTCCCACGTGAGCCTGGGGAGCGCCCCGCCCGTGAAGTAGACGTTGATGTTCGGATCCTGGGGACGCTGGCGCCAGGAGACCTCCTTGGCCCCGTAGAGCCAGGGACCCGAGGACCTGAAGCCCACTGTGACGACGAGGGCGCCGGGAAGCTCCCTCACCTGACACTCGCCGTCGACCCTGGCCGGGCACCAGTGGCCATCCCAGTCCGAGCACGCCAGGCGCCTCTCGCCCGGCGCCGCGAGCAGGCTGGCGAGGGACGCAAGCCAGATCCGTCCGCCGGGGTCGGTCTGTTGGCCCATGAAACCCGAGAACTCCCCGTAGACGCGCGTGAGCACCACGCTCATCCTGAGCCCCCGCGCGCGCTGCCGGACGAAGAGCTCCCCGTCGGCGCCGGGCAGCTCCACCGTGACGGCCGAGCGCTCGGGGATCGGGCGCGACTGCCCGCCCACTATCGTGAGGCCGTAGGACGAGGGTATCCCGATGGCGTTGGGCAGCGCCGGCGCCCCGAGGTCCACCCCGCCGAAGGTCACCGTGTGGCTAGCCATGCGCCCCCGCCCTCTCCGCCCGGCTGACCCGGAGCTCCATCTCCTCCATGATCCTCCCGACGTCGGCCGTCTCCCGCACGACCACGCCGCCCATGTTGATCGTCGTGCCGCCCGAGCGCTCGGGCATCCTCTCCGCGATCGCCCGCGCGTAGCGGTCGAGGTAGCCCCCGTAGCTCGGCCACACGAGCTCGCCGCCGCGCTCGCCCACCATGGCGAGGGTCGGCGAGGACACGTAGCCGCCGCTGCCGTAGAACTTGATCTCGGGCAGGCGGAAGTTCGCCGGGTCCAGGCTGAAGCCGCCCTCGACGTGCAGGGTGGGTACGTGGACCTGGGAGAACATGTCGGCGAAGGCCTGCGGTATGGACGCGAGCCAGTCCCTTATCCTGCCGGGCAGGCCCGACACCGCCTCGCCTATGGCGTCGGCCGCCCGCCTCGCGGGCTCGGTGGCCGCGCCGAAGGCGTCCGCGAAGGCCTGCGGGACCTGCGCCAGGGCAGCCGTGACGGCGCCGGGGACGGAGGCGACGGCGTCGATCGCGCCGCCCACGAGGGACGACACGGACTCCGCCGCCTGGCTGAGGGCGCCCGCGACCGACTCCGGGATCGAGGCGAGGAGGCCCGCCACGCCCGCGACCGCGCCCGGCACCGTTACGGTGGCGAGCTCCACGACGCCCGAGGCGAAGGACTGGACGGCCCCCGTGATCGCGTCCCAGGCGCCGAGGACGGAGTCCCTGAAGCCCTCGTTCGTGTTCCAGAGGTACACGAGCACCGCGACCACGCCGGCTATGGCGGCGATGATGGCCGTGACGGGGCCGCCCGCAAGCGTCGCGAGGACGGCGCCGACGCCCTGTATGGACTGGATCATCCCCATTGCCGACACGAGGAGGCCGAAGGCCGAGGACAGCGCCGTGATGGCCCCCGTGACGGCGCTCACCGCCTGGAACGCCATGATCGACGTCAGGACGCCCGTCGCGACGGGCCCGATCCACCCGAGGTTGTCCGCCACCCACCCGAGGGCGCCGGCGAGCGCCGAGAGCGCGGCCGTGACGACGGGGCCCGCCGCCCGCGCGAGCCCCGCGAGCGCCTCGGCGACCTGCGTGACCACCGAGACGACCTTGCCCGTGTCGAGCTCCGGCAGCTGGATGCCGACCTTCGAGAGCGTGCGGGAGGCCGTGTCCCAGACCTGCCCGAGGACCTTCGTGAGCAGGGGGACGAGCGTCTGCCCGACCCTCTCCATGACCGCCGGCAGGTTCTCGGCCACGCGGTCGAATATCGTGAGGACCCTCGGCACGGCGTTGTCGGCGAAGGTGCCGATCGCGTCGAGCAGCTGCTGCGTGAGCTGGCCGACGTCCGCGTCGTCCGCCGCTATCCCGACGAGCCAGTTCTCCCACGCGGCCTTGGCCATGGACGCCGCGCCCTGGATCGTGGTCGCAGCCTCCCTCGACGTGGTACCGGTGACGCCGAGCTGCTCCTGTATGTCGTGGATGGCCCTGATCTGGTCGGCGAACGAGTCCATCACGAGGTCGCCCGCACGCCCCTGCGCCCTCTCATACTCGTTGGCGTCGTCGATGAGGCGCGCCATCTCGTCCTTGGTGCCGCCATACAACGTGTTCGCCACGGGTCGTCGGCCCGTGACCGCCCCTCCATGGGGGACTGCTGCATGTCGCCATGCAGTTCAGACTATCTCTTGGCGCCCTCGCGCCCCTCGCGCTTCCGCGCACTTGCGCGTACTCTACTCGCTTCCACGGTCGCCCGCGTGCTTTCGATAGTCGTTACACGTTCCCGGCCCTGTGCGGTGACCGGGCTTCGCACGGTGTTGCCTACGCCGCCAGGAGCAGGGTTTCACCGTTTTCACGAGGTTTATACTGGGCAATGGTATGGCACTGTCTACCCAGTTTCAGGTTATCCAGCATCGTGTAGTTCTGCTTCGCGAACCCCTGGTAGGCGTGCTGGATCATCTCAACGTCCGTGCCCATCTTGTTCGCGTTGTCGCCCATGTCCACGATCGCCTGGTTGCCGAGCCTGGCCGCCTCGGCCACGTCGCCGCCGAGCGACTGGCGGAGGCTCGCGGCGAAGCTCGTCACCTGCTCCATGTACTGGTTCGCGGACACGCCCGCCGTCTCGTACGCCTGGGACGCGTACTGCTGGACTTGCGCCGACGCGTCCCCGAACAGCGTGTCAACGCCGCCGACGAGCTGCTCGTAGTCCGAGTAGGCGTCGAACGCGGCCTTCGCGGTCGCGCCTATCGCGGCCTCCATCGCGGCGGCCTGCGCGGCGACGCCCGCCATGGCGGTCCCTATGCCGCCGCCGAGCAGCTGCTCGAAGCCCCGCATCGAGGGGACTATCGAGACGTAGGCGGTGCCGGCCTCAGCGTTGGCCATCGCCACCCCCCTCCCAGAACGCGTCCCACTCGGACGCCGGTATGGCCCCCGAGCCGACGCGCTCCCTGTCGTCATCCACCCCGGGGCGCGGTATGCGCCTCGGCCTGTCGAGCCTCTCCCTGGTCGCGGACTGCGCCACGACGTACTGGAGGTTCCTGAGCTCGTCCACCACGCCAGCGAGCAGCCAGGGGACGGGCTCCTGCCTCGACCACTCCCAGCGGCGCCAGGCCTCGTCGCCCCCGGCGTCCCTCGCGACGAGCGAGGACTCGGGCAGGTGGCGGACGAAGGCCAGAAGCGCCCTCTCCGGCAGGGCGTGGCCCAGGTCGGAGAGGGTGAAGCGCGTCCTGGTCATGAGCTCGTACTCGAGCGCCTCGCCGTGCTCGCGGACTACTCGGGCGAGGCCGAGGGTTCCCCCATGTCGAGCGCCCCGGCCTCCACGCGATGCTCTTTCCACTCGCTCATGATCGCCGTGAGGGTGATGTCGTTGAGCTCGTCCACCACGGGGCCCAGGTGCGGGCGCAGGAACTCGACGAACCAGTCGAGCGCCCCCTCGCGGTCACTCCCTCGGTCCGTGGCCTTGCCGATCTGCTTCATCTCGGCCTGCGTGAGCGTGTAGGGGACCTTCCTGACCGTGCCGTCGAGCATCACGTCGAACGTCGGCCGCATGGCCCCGCTGTTGATCTCTATCATTTCGTGACAACCCCGTCATCCGTGTATATGTATACGTTTGTCCCGTGCTCGTCCAGGTAGGTCGTGAGCGTGATGGGCAGCTTGATGGCGTCGTTGGCCACGAACTTCAGCTCGTCCACGTCCGTCACCTGCCCCAACGGGACGACGATCCGCATGCGGGCCTTCCCGTCCTTCATGTTCACGACCCACGAGCGCACGGGCGGCAGCTCCGCCCTCACGTCGAGCTTGGTCCTCTCCCCGTGGTCGGCCGTGGCCTTCTCCACGTGGACGCAGCCCTCGCCGAACGCGTGCCCGAGCGCCTCCTTGCTCATCTGGCTCTCGTTCCAACTCAGTGTGGCCTTGAACTTCTCCAAGACCGCCCGGATGGTCTTGAGCGACCAGTCCGGGATCTCGGTGGTCGAGCGGTCGATCGCCAGCGTCACTCCGTCCTTGTCCACGTAGCCCGAGGACGAGAACTTCCCGTCGAGCTGCTCGGTCGCGCTCTCAGGGAGCGGGGTCCCCACGGGCGCGTCGAAGATGGCGCCCGTGACGCCCTGGTCGGGTGCGCCCACGAGCACCTTCGATATGTCGATGCCTGCCATGGCACCTCCTGTCTCATTGTGTGTTGTGTCAGTCCGCGAGCCTCACGTCCAGCGGCACCGTCACCTGCCAGACGAACCACCCGCCCTCCTCGCGTCCGTAGCTGAGGACCTCCGGCGTCCCCATGGCGTTCACGTGCGGGTCGTCCATGGGCATGGTCACCGTCGCTATCGCGAGCATGTTCGCGAGCTCCTCCGCATCCGCCTCGGAGTCCGCCCAGAGCTGGAACGAGACCTCCGGGGAGTCGTGGGGCCACGCGAGCTCGCCGCCCGTGCGCTCCACGACGCAGAACGCGCCGAGCTCCCGCGCGTCCTGCGGCGGGTACGTCACGGCATGTATGCCGAGCACGCGCCCGACCCACGCGATCGAGCATTCCATCGAAGAGAACATCAGCGTCCCCCCATCGCCTTCCTGAGCGTGTTGTGCCTGAGGTTGGACCTCGCGGCGTGCATGTCGGCCGTGTAGACGATGGCCCTCACGCGCCTGACGCCCTCCTTGGCCCTGAGGCCGTAGGCGGAGGCGTCGTACATCGACGCGGCCCTCGCGCGGATCTCCTCGCCCCTGGCGAGGCAGAGCGCCCTCGCCGCCGGGGACTTGAGCATCATCCGTGGAAAGGCCCTGTCGGGGACGAACCGGACCCTCTCAGCCATCCTGCCTCCCGAGCTCGACGCGCGTGTCCCATGGACCCCTGACGGTCCCGGGCGGGTAGGGCCTCGGGTCGCCCACGACGTCGAGCCAGTCCCTGCCGTCGAGGCTCACGCGCCCGCCCCTGAGGGAGAGCCCGTGCCCCCTGGGCAGGTGCGCCGTGGCCGTGACCGAGGCGCCCTCCGGCCTGTCCGTCCCGAGGTCCGCCGGGGCGCCCGGCGCCCAGAGGCAGCCGGGGACCCTGACGGGCGCCGAGAGCTCCCACCGGTCGTTGCCCAGGCGGTCCGGGAGGGTGCGCACGCGCGTCCTCACGAGCAGCGTCACCGTCGGGTACCTCATCCCAGCCTCCCCATGACGTGGCCCGCCCACGGCTCGTCGATGCCGAGCAGGCGTCGCTCGAAGGCCGTGAGGAAGAGGTCCCCGGATGGGTTGGCGAAGGACACCGACCCGCTGTAGGGGCTCGCCGCCCACGACTCCTGCGTGACGCCCTGCCCGGACTCGCCGGCCTGCATCATGCGGGCCGTCGCCTGGCAGCAGACGAGCCGGAGCACCTCGGGGTCCACCGTGGCGACGTCGCACGACGCGCGGATCGCCGCCGAGACGGCAAAGAGCAGGGCGCGCGCCCTGCCCTCCATGGAGGCGTCGTAGCCCACCCAGAAGTGCGCCAGGTCGCCGGGCGTCGCCAGCGGGTCCATCAGGCGGCCTTGAGCACGGCGAAGCCCTTGGGGTCGAGGACGGCCCATCCGTAGACGAGCTCGACGCGGTAGGCGACGTGCCCGAGCTTCTTGAGGTCGCCGTTGCCGTCCGGGTCGCCCATCGTGATGATCTCCATCGAGATGTCGCGCACGAGGCCCCAGCGGATGAGGTTGAAGGCCCCCAGGATCGCGAGGACCTTCGTCGGCACCTTGGCCCTGGCCCCGTTGACGGTCGAGGAGGTCGCGGCGGCGATGCCGTCGAAGTTCCCCATCTTCAGGTTGAGCGGTATCTCCGGGTACAGGCGCTGGCCCGTGGCCTCGACGCGGATCTTGCGGAGGCTGTTCGCGAAGCCCTTCGAGAGGGCGATGCCCGTCACGTCCCAGTCCTCGTTCACCTTCTCGACGAGCGCGTCCACGTCGTCCTGGGGCTTGGCGGTCGCGGTGACGGAGTTGGCCCCGGCCGTGAGGGCCGTCATGCCGGCCGCCACGGTGCCCTTGCTCGGGTCGATCGCGTGGTAGACGCCGTAGTCGAGGCCTCGGCCCACGGCCGCCGCCGCCGAGTCGGTCACGGCGTCCACGATCTGGAGCTGGTTGTCCTCGTCGGCCCACCGAATCTCGTCGGACAGTCGGATGGTCACGTGCGCCTTGTGGCAACCAATTGGCACCGGCTTGAACTTCGCTTCCATGGAGGAGTGCTCGCCGCCCTCGGCGACCCACTCGGCCTCGGGCTCCTCCGTGAACACCATCGTGTCCGCGTCCGCGAAGATGAGGGGCGTCGCCGGGCTGAGCGTCTGGATCGTCGAGGCGTCCCTCGCCTTGCTGACGATGCCCTGCGCCACCTCCTTGGGTAGGGTTATCTTGTCTGTGGTGATTCCTGACATGTCTGCTCCCGTCCGGTCCCTCCGGGACCCGTCACTGCCCGCCGCCGAACATCAGCCTGGCGAGCTCCCTCTTGGCCGCGTCCTCGTCCGAGGCCCCCCGGCCGTCGAACCTCCCGCCGCCCGGCGCCTGGGGCGCCGTCCTCGGCTTGGCGTACTCGGCGACCGACTTGGCGAAGTCGCGCATCTCGTCCTCGGTCGTGCCGCGCACGAGCGAGGCGGGCACGCCCGTCTCCTTGGAGACCTTCGCCACGAGCTCGTCGCGGGCCCGCTGGTCGCGAAGCCCCTTCGCCTCGGCCTCGGCCTTGTCGGCCCTCTTCGCCGCCTTCTCGAGGTCTGCGACGGCCTTGTCGCGCGCCGCCCTGACCTCGTCGTAGTCCGCGAACGGCTCGCGCGCCTTGCGCTCGGCGCGCTCGATGCGCTCCTTGATCGCGGCGTCGAACGCCTCCTGCGTCTCGATCGGCTCGAATCCCATGTCTTCCTCCGTGTCCCGCCCGCTCGGGCGTCCGCGAGCCGGTCTTGTCCGCTCCCGGCGGCGTTTGCCACGGTCACCGCCCGTGGCCGCGTCATGGGGCGGTTCCGCCCCCGATGTGGTTGGTGTCGTGTCAGCGGGTGCGCAGGACGTCCCTGACGCTCGGCCTGGTCCCGTCCGCGAGCCCCGAGAGGTCGCGCCCGAGTGCCTCCCCCAGGCGCCTGAGGAGCGCGCCGATGGTGTCGTCGTAGCTGCCCTCGCCCCTCTCGTACGCCTCCCAGGCGGAGTCCAGGCCCCGCCGGACCCTCTCGGCCAGGTCTGCGGCGCGCCCGATGCCGGTGCCCTCAGACGCGTCCGACCAGGCGGCCTTGAGCGCCTCGCGCTGCGCGGGCGGGACGTCGTAGCCGTCGACGTCGAGGAGCCTCTCGCGGAGCCTCCGGCACGCGGCCGGGTCGTATCCCTCTATGGACGTGCGGCCCCTGCGGCCGGGCACGACGACGCAGTCGCAGTTCCGGTGCACGCCGTGGCTCCCGCGCGCCGTCTCCTCGCTGTGGTAGACGAAGCCGCGCCCGGCGAGCATCAGGCAGAACCCGCACGTCTCGCCGCCTCCCGGGACGCGCGCGTAGCGCACCCTGCCCCGGTCGCAGTTGCGCACGGTGTTCTCGTACGCGCTCCGGCGGGCGTAGTAGCTCCCGAGACGCGAGGTCGCGTCCTCGAACGAGGCCCAGTCGGGCTCCTCGGAGGCGATGCGGGACGCGTAGTACCTGACCTTATCCTCCATGGCCCCCGGGTCGATCACCCCGTCGAACATCCGCGACGCGGCGTCGATGCCCTCGGCCTCGCACACCTCGTCGAAGAGCCGGGCCGAGAGGGCCTGCGCCGTGTCCCCGAAGACGTCCACGGCGTCCCCGAGTATCCCCACGGCGGCCTCCCGGGCCTCGGCGACTGGCAGGCCCCGGGCCTCGGAGGCGAGCCGGCGCCTGACGTACCTCTCGGCGTCTTTCTGGACCCTCCCGAGGGCGCTACGGTAGCGCTCCTGCGCCTCCCGGCCTATTCGCATCCCCGCCTCCCAGCACCGTCGTCGCGCCCTCCCTGGCCTCCGCCTTCCGGCGGTCGCTCCTGAGCTGCGCGACCTGCTCCTCGTCGTAGCCGAGCTTGCGCAGCGCGACGTCGGAGGACGCGAGCCACGGTATGGCCGATATCTGCTTGGACATGGCGTCCGCCATGCTCACCTCCGACGGCGTCGCCGGGCTCGCGAAGTGCACCATCGGGCTCCCCACGGAGGCCATGGCCTCGCCGAAGGGCTGCTGCCTCTCGGAGGCAAGCGCCATGACGCAGACGTCGGCCAGGGAGCGCTTGAGGCCCTCCACGTACGCCTGGATGTCCACGACGGCGTCCTCCTTGCCCATCCATATCGCCTCGGCGCTCGACGGGTTGTCCGACACGATGCCGAGCGAGGAGAGCGGCACGCCGGTGCTGCCGCTGAACTGCGCGGCGAGGTCGCGGAGGTACTCCGTGTGGGGCTGCATCGAGAGCTGGGCGAGCTGGCCGAACGTCGGAACCTGCCCCTTTCCGTTCGACGTCGCGGCGAAGATCGACCCGATGAAGGCCGCGAAGGGACTGTCCCTGATCTTCTCGGCGGCCGTCTTGTCGGCGCCCAGGAGGAACTTCTGCGGGGCGGCCGCGAACGCGGCGGCGGCGGTCATGTTCATCATCTCGCGCTGCGCGTCATCCACGAGGCTCATGACCGTGCGGGTGATGCGGGAGCGCCCGAAGGGCCTCTCCAGCGTCGGGTGGTACGCCACCTGGACCATGGGCACGCGCTCCATGCCGTGCGGCATGACCTCGGCCGACCAGGCGCCGCCGTCGGACCTGAGGACGACCATGCGGTCGTCCGTGAGGGCGTAGGCGAGCGTCGGCACGCGCCTCGGCGAGCCGGGGCGCCGCCTCGTCTCGACCACGACCAGGCCCGCGCGGATGCGCTTCCTGGCCGCGTCCCAGAGCGCCGAGGCCGCCGTGGCGGGAAACCCGCTCACGACGGTCGCCGGCTCCCCCAGGCCGGGGTCGCCGGACGTCACGGCGAGGAAGGCGCACGAGTGGCGGAGCGCCGAGGACGCGACCTTGTGCACGAGGTTTCGCATGTCGTTGGCGGCGAGGACCGACGCCAGCGCCTCGGTGTCGCCGTCGTCGGCGCAGGTGACGCCCTCCCACTGCACGCGGCCGGCCCACCAGTCGACGCACTTCGCGGCCCAGTCCACGCGCGGGTCGAGCCTCCTGGCGATGGCGGGCGTCACGGAGACGCCGAGGTCCTTCACCCGCACGTGGCCGAGGTAGTAGCGGTCGCGAAGGACGTTCCTCGGCCACCTCCGGTGCCACTCGTCCACGAGCTCAAGGACGAGTGCGGAGTCCCGCGCGGAGAGTCCGGGCGCCGAGGCCATCTGTCGCGATATCAGGGCGCTTGCCATCAGAAGTAGACCTCCATCTCCTCGTCGTCGGTCGTGGCCTGCCTCGCGGCCCACAGGGCCAGCGCCGCAGCCTCGGCGGGCGTCGGGTCGTCTCCGCCGAAGCCCCACCCCCCGCCGGAGCCTATCGGCCTCCTCGTAACGGAGAGCACGCTCGCCGTGAGCCGGTCCTCGGGAGCGTCGTCGGGCCCGTACCACGACAGGTCGCGCTCGCGGACCGAGTTGAGCATCCCGGAGGCGGCCGATATGACGTCTGCCGGCGTCGGGGTGACGAGCTCGCCCTCGAAGTCGGGGTCGAGCTCGATCCTGTCTCGCAGCGCCTGCGCCCCCGACTTCCCGTCGATCGCGATGGGGACGCCTTGGTTCGCCAGGGCGAAGTCCCTGAGCCAGGCGGTCCCGCGATTGGTCCCCCTGCACTCGATCAGCTCGACGTAGGGCACCTCTGCCATGACGCAGGCGCACAGGGCGACCTCCGCGCCGCTCGCGCCGAACTTCACGCCGAACGCGGCGGGCGCGTCCATGGGCGCGTCGGCGGTGGAGCACGCCTCCCACTCGCCCGGGTCGAAGACCCTCTCGGCGGCCTTCTCGACGGGTGCCCACCAGCCGAGGCGCTCGCGCGCGAAGCCCTCGACCGACGCGTTCGCGAACTCCTCGCGCGTGAACTCGATCGACAGGCGCGTCCCCATGGCCGGGTTGGTCTCGTAGACGAGGCCCTCGACGTCATCGAACGTGGAGTCGGGTGCGGGGAGGTCCTTGACGGACCACTCGTGCCACGCGGTGTGCGGCGTCGGGTCAGAGAGGGCCCGCCTGCGGGTCCTGCCGAAGACCTCGCCCGGGCAGTTCGGCCCGGGCGGCGTCCCCATGTAGAGGACGAAGCGGTCGGTCTCCGACGCTCCGAGCGTGAAGAGGAGGGCCTCGACCTGCTCGTCGGTGAGCTCCTGGGCCTCGTCGTAGACGATGTGCGATATCTTCTCGAATCCCCTGGCGGCGCTGCGCGAGCGCGCCGAGTACTCGATCGAGGCGCCCTCGACCTCGCCTATGTGGTCGGGGTGCCAGAGGTAGATTCCCTCCTCGCCGTTCGTGAAGCGTATCTGCCTCACGAGGGCGAGTATCTCCGGGTGGCGCTTGTCCGTGAAGACCTTGACCAGGCGCCGAAACACCTTCTTGCACGTCTTGACCCGGTGCGCGGTGTGCAGTATGTTGGCCGCCGGGTCCGTCACGAGCAGGTAGAACTCGAGCGCCTCGACGGCGCCGTTCTTGCCGTTCTGCCTCGGGCAGGCGAGGCCTGCGGTGAGGACGAGCAGTCTGCCGTCGGCGTCGCGCGAGAGCCACGCGTCGAGAAGGCGGTCCTGCCACTCGTCGAGCTCGAACCAGTACGCGCGGCAGAGCTCCGACGCGTCGGGGCCCTCGCTGTAGGCGGCGCCGGACGGCGCGACGGCCAGGCGCGGCACCTGGCTGCCGACGCGCCTAGCCGGTCCTGCGCTCGCGCCTCCTGCCCTGTATGACGTGGAGGGTGCTCTCGCCACCACCTGACGCCCCTCCCTCGCTCGCTCCCGACGGCGTCATGCGGTCGAACGCGAGTCCCATCTGCGTCTCGCGTGCCCTCAGCTCGCCCAGCCTCGACAGGTCGCCGTCGTACCAGACGGCCATGTGCACGAGGGCCGTGTCGAACAGGTACTGCCATGCGCGCGCGTCCCACGGGTCGGTGACGGGCGAGTCTCGCCAGGCCCTGAACCACCTCTTGGTCTCGGCGCACCAAGGCTGTCCCTCGACCTTCGGCAGGCTCGGCTTGCGGGCCATCTCCCGTCACCCCCCTCTCTCACGTCCTGATCGACCGGCTAGGACCCCGACCTGCTGCCACCGCCGGCAGACCGGCCGTTGAATCGGCCACGGACTCGCGAGGCGAAGTTTCGCACGGCGTTGCGGATGCGGTTGATCATGTCCTCACCTCCCCTCCATTCCCCTCCATATGAGAAGACCGCCCTGTCGGACGGTCCGGTGACTCGAGTGCTCTGCTCTGGGTGACGTTAGCGCACGGACCTCATCCATGCGCACCCGTCCACGTAGAGACGGCCGAACCTCATGAGACGGCGGGTGCGCAGGAAGTTGTCGAGCTCATCATGGCTGCGAAACCACACGCAAACGTAGTCGTCCGTGTCGGTGAACGTACGCCCGCCGGGACTTGCGGACTCGATGTGAGAGAGCATGCAGTCTGCCTCGGCGAGGCTGTCAGCCTCCAGGTCGCCTGTCTGCGCGAGTGTCATGAGGGGCGAGCGCGCGAGGCGGCCGAACCGAGGCTCGGCGGGGCGTTGGGCCCTGCGGCCGTCACATGAGGGCGCGAAGGCAGCCTCCACGATGTCGCCGGAGACGATCCTCCCGTCGCCGACGAGTCCGCGCCACTTGTCATGTCCACGCCGGTCACCGAAGCACACGCACATGACGGAGTTCCCGTCGGTGGCGACAGCCCGTCTCCTCGCCTCGGCGCGGTTCCTCCTGGCGTAGTCGCTCTCACCAGCCTTGGCATCGACCCTGTTGACGGCAGACTTGGAGAGCGCCTCGCCCCGCACGAGCTCAACATCAACCAGCGGAAACCAGCGCCTGAGGTAGGCGTAGTCATCAGGAAGCTCGCGGGACATGGGCTCTACGAACCTGAAGTCTATCCCATCGAAGGACCTTCCCCAGATCCCGTAGTCGATCGGGAGGTCGATGCCATGGCTGTCGAGCAGGTCCATGAGCTCGGCCTTGAGCATGTCGGCTATGGGCGACACCTTGCGCGTGGTGCGCTTCATCACGCCGTTTTTTACGAAGCTTGCGCGCCGGACGATGCTGTCCGCCGCGCGTACGCCGTCGGCGACCCATGTATCCTCGGGAAGCCCCAAGTCCTCCTTGATCGCGGACCATGTGTCGACATAGCTCGGCACGATGATGTCGAGTTCGGCGATTGGCCGGAGTCTCGCCGGCGGCTGATCGACCCCATTGGCGACCAGCCTGAAGAAGCTGGGGTGAGGGTAGCGGTGGATCTTGGAGCCGAACGCCCTCTCGTAGTCTCTGAGCTCCTCCTCGACGAAGGCGAGCTGCGGCAGGTACCAGAGGTACACCGGCACGACCTCGACGCCGGCGTCCCTGAGGGCGCACCAGGCGCCCAGCGAGTCCTTGCCGCAGCTGAATGCGAGCAGCACCGGCCTTCCCTCGTCCTTGAGCCTGGCGATAACCTCAGCTCCTGTCGGCTGCCCCTTGATCTGCGTCGGCATCGTCGCCCCCGATCTCGATCTCCTCGCCGTGGCCCCTGAGGACAAGGCGGTAGCCCATGTGCCGCGCCATCTCGGCCAAGGTGTCGGCCCTTGGGGTCGATCCCCTGGAGATGGTCGAGCTGACAAAGGTCCTGACCTTGCCCATGCGGCGAGAGAGCTCCGACTTGGGCATGCCGGACGCACTCAGCATCCGCGATATGGCATCTGGTGTCCTCATGCCACTCATTGTAGCACTACTGCACAACAGTTGTTGTGTTGATATTGCAATCCTTCTGTTGTCCGGCAGGCGAGGCGGGAGAGGCTTTTCATGCGTAGGTCCTCGCCCATTGTTCCTCGGGGGTATATAGGCACTATGCCGCCGGGCTAGCCATCGGGTACCCCGGGGGGGCATACCCCCCATGCCCTCGACGAGACGATCGGGCGCACCCTGCCGCGCGGCCGCGCGCCCTCGCCGCGCAGGAACTCGCGGGTTGTGAGCGCGCCCTTGCGCTGGTTGCAGCGACGATGCACCGCCTGAAGATTGCCCCAGTCGAGGGCGCAGGCCCTCGCCGACGGATAGCCGAACTCGCGCCACCGAGAGACGGGGCGGTCCTCGTCCACCTCGAAGCACATCGGGTGCCCGGCCGGGAGGTCGTAGTCTATCGGCCTGCCGCATATCGCGCACGGAAGGCCGAGCGCCCTGAGCCTCGCCTTGAGCTTGCGGCGCGCCGAGCCATTGGATATGCGGGGGTTGCTCGCCACGGGGGCCTCCTTCCGCAGGCGTCAGGCCCGGTGCCTCGCCGCCCTAGCGTCGAGCGGGCTCACGCGGTTGGCCACGCACTCGGCGACGCCGCCGTAGCGAGCCTCGGCCACGGCCAGGGCGTCCGCGTCGACGCCCAGGGCCATGAGCGCCGCGCGCATGGCGTAGGCCACGCGGGTGGAGTGGCGGGCCGCTATGAGGGCAATCTCCCGGATCGTCATGCCGCATCGCCTCCATACGAGTCGGGGGCCCGTCCTTGAGGCCCCCGCGAAGATCCCACGATACCCTTGTACCACGTCCTCCCCGGCACGAGGCGGCACGACCCGGCACGAGGCGGCAAATTCTAGCCCTCGGCAAGCCCGAGGCCTCGTATGACCCTGCCGACGCCGTAGGCGTCTATCGCGTCGCAGGCCACCGAGACGGCGTCGCGGCACCACCGCTCGCTCATGCCGCAGGCCTCGGCGACCTCGGCCCAGGTCGCGGCGGCGCAGTAGCGCCACCACAGGCAGTCGGCGTAGGCCGAGCCCAAAAGCGAGCAGACGCCGCCCGAGCCCGTCTGGTCGGAGCCGTAGATGACGTCGCAGGCCTCGTCGATGATGGCGTAGTCGGCCTCGACGCGCGAGCGCATGCGGGCCTCGTAGTCCATCCTCTCGTCGGTGGCGGCCATGGGGTCCGAGACGCGCCCCGGAGAGGTGCCGGGGCGGTAGGACTGCGCGCGAGGGCCCTCCCTAGACGCCATGCGCGCGAGGGCCCGCCTCGTGCGCTCAGCCTCGATCGCCGAGCGCCTCGCCGCCTCCATGAGGTCCCTCGCGTACGCCCACTCCATCACGCCTCGACCCTCCCCGACGCCTCGTACTCCCACATCCGCCTTCCGACCCACCTCATCACGTTTACGCACATGCTGTTCCCTATCGCCTGGTAGCGGTGCGTGTCTGGGCACCTGTCGGCGGGCCTGCCCCTCCACGGCACGCGGGTCCAGTCGTCGGGAAGCCCCTGGAGCCTCTCGCACTCGACGGGTGTGAGCCTCCTTGGGCGGTCGAGGGAGACTATCGGCGTGTGCCTCGCCAGCATGGTGGGGGAGAGGTCGAGCGCAGACTCGGCCCCGCGATGCTCGCCCGCGCGACACCATATCCCCTGGACCTGCTTGCCGCCCTGCCGCGAGGCGAGCGCCCCCACCGTGCGCCCGTCTCCGCCGTTGAGCCTCAGCTCCCCTCGCTGGTTCGCCGCGAAGGAGAGGACCTCGCGACCTCCTCCAGCACCTCCTCCAGGCCCTCCGGGACCCTCCTCCCCGAGCTTCTGGCCCTCCTCAGGATTCCCTCGCAGGCACGAGGGCTCAAGTAGTACCTCTGCGGGACCCTCCGGGTCTCCAAGGCGTCCGACAAGGTAGACTCGACGGCGTCTTTGGGGCACTCCGAAGAACTGCGCGTCCAGCACCCTCCACGCCAGGCCGTACCCGAGTTTGGCCAGGGCAGAGAGCAGGCGTCTGAAGTCCTCGCCGCGCGAGCTCGAGAGCACCCCCGGGACGTTCTCCCAAACAATCCATCGAGGACGTACTCCGCGAACGCAGCGTACGTACTCCCACACGAGGCCGGACTCGCCCCCAAGCCCCTCTCGCCTGCCCGCGACGGAGAAGGACTGGCAGGGACTGCCACCGACAACGACGTCTGCCGCCCGTCTGAGCTCACGCCACGCCACCTCCCTCACGTCCCCGAGGTTCAGCACCCCAGGTAGCCTGTGCGCCAGGACGGCGCTCGGGAAGGCGGCCGACTCGCAGAGTGCGACCGGCTCCCACCCGATCGGCATCCAGGCCACGCTCGACGCCTCTATGCCGCTGAACACGCTCACGTACCTCACATCCCACCCCTTCCCACGCGTCAGGCGCGGTGCCCATCACTCGCCCCCCAGCTTCCGCAAGCGTGCGGCGAGGAAGGCCAGTCGGTCACGAGCTAGCTCATTATCAGTCGGGCCCATGTGCTTGGCCAGCTTGTCCAGATCACTTGCGATGAGCTCGGGTGTGTCTGTCACGCGGTGCATGAGGTCTGCTCTCAAGGTTTCGAAACCGCCCATGCAGCAGACGCACTCCTTGTTAATGCCAATGGTGACTTGGATCACCTCCCGCACCCCATCCATGTCGGGATGGGTCACGAGGTCGCCGGGGCATATCGGCGCGCCGTCGGCGTCCCTGGGCGCCCGCAGGAGCCCGTGGGCGGCCAGCTCCTCGTCGCCCCTCTCGACGTACCAGTCGTCAGGCAGCTCGCAGAGCTCGCGGATGCGGGCGAGCGCGTGGTGCCCATCCGTGGACCACATCGACATCCCCTCGCTCTCGGCCCCGAGGACATGGAGCAGGCCTCTCATCACGTCGCGCACGTCGCTGCCCATGTCGAACGTAACCTCGTCTGCCCTCGCCGCGATGGCACGGCGCTCGTCACTCGTCATCATCGCTCGATCCCATCTCCCATCCGAGGCCGCGCATAGCGTCGTGGAACCTCCTGTACGCGACCACATTGACCCTCGTGCCGTCGATAAGCCCGTTCCTGTACCCCATTCCTATGCCTAGGTATAGACCTATATAGCGCCCGTAGACCCACGCCACGACAGCGCAGAAGAACGCTCTGATGACGTCATAGATTGTCATTCCGCTCCTCCCTCATCTCCCTCGCCTCCGTATGTGGCGGGTCTCCCGCAATTCGGACAGGAGGCGGGGCCTCTCTTTGGCTTCTTGTGCGGGAGAATGCCTGGGTGCCTCTCTTCCATCCACTCCATGTACTCGCTCGTGGTGTATCCGAGGTCCTGGGCGTGCTGCGGGTCCTCCGCGCATAGCTCCTGCACGTATGGCGTGCAGTCGCGGCACTCGTGCCACGAGTAGCAGTCGCCCCCGTCCGTGACGAAGCTGTAGCGGTAGGGCTCCCCAGGCTCGATTCGGCGAAGGCACCAGTCGCAGACGTGGGCCTTGCGGGACCCCTTCACCTCGCGCACGCGAAGCTCGGTCATCGTTCATCCACCACCCCGTACTCGGCGCGGCGGCAGTCCGTCCCGGTGAAGCGCGCGCCGCATCGCCTGCAGTAGGCGTCGTAGGGGTCAATCAGCCAGTTGCACGCGCCGCAGTTGCAGCGCCGCGCGCCGGTGCCGTAGCTCACGAGCTTGCGGTGCGCGGTCCTGCCCATGTCCGTGGCATCCGTGGCGCTGACGCGCGGCCTCTCGGTCACAGGCCACCACCCCTCCCGACGGGGTGGTCGACCTCCGAGTGCCCGCTGTTGGCCACCATGGCCCGCATCATGCACATGAGGATCTCGGATGCCGGCCGCGCCCTCGTGACCCAGTCGTTGCGGTATCCGCTCTTGACCTCCCTGAAGGTCGCCCAGCCGTTGCGCCCTATGCCATAGACCAGCGGGTTGGCGTGCGTCGTGGCCTCCACGAGCCCCCGGTCGTAGCCGGTGTCGGAGGCGCCTTGGTGCGTGCGGGCGAGCAGGTACGGCCGCAGGACCTCCACGGGCATGACCACCCAGTTCACGTCGCCGAAGAAGTTGAGCCCGTGCCCGCTCCTGAGGTCGTCCATGCAGCTCTTGACCTCGTAGAAGGTGAACGTGCCGCGCTCCACGTGGGCGGCGTCCGTGTACGAGTGCGATCCGTAGGGCTCGAACTGGACGAAGTCAACGCGCACACGCGGCTCGTGCGCCATGCCGTTGTAGAACTCGACCTCATGCGCCCAGTAGGCGTAGGCGTTGCGCCGCTCCAGCCGGCACCTCACGAGCTCCCGCGACAGCAGAGCGGTGATCTCCTTGCGTCCCATGCCCCCGCACGCGGGCCTCAGCCCACAGGCTTTGTAGGCCTCCTCGTCACTCATCCCGGACCTCCTCGTAGGTCGCCTCGAACACGTCTGGCTTGCATGGGTACAGCTCGTCCTTGACGCCACGGATGATGTAGTCGCCGAGGCTGGCGTCCATCTCACCCTCTGGCGTCCTGATGGAGCACTCGACTGGATAGTCAGGGTTCTTCCTCTGGTACGCCCTCCCGTCCTCCATGGCGTCGGCGAACCACGTCGGGTAGTCGTGCCTCCTCATCGTGCCGAGCCCGAGCCTGAACGCCTCGATGACCACGGGTCTCTTGCGGTACCTAGGCATCCTCCCCACCCCCGTCAACGACGCGTCGGCCGCAGGAGGGGCAGAACTCCCATCCGTACCCCTCGTCCAGGTCCTCGCCGCACTCGGAGCACACCTGCGTCTCGTCCTCCACAACCCTGTGGCACGTCGGGTCTATCAGGTCGACGAGCCGTCCGTAGAGCCGCGCCGGCTCGTCCTGCCTGAGTCTCGTGGCGTCAAGCAGTCCGGACAGCATCGCCAGGGCCCTGAGCGGGGAGCCACCCTTCCCGCCCACGGCCGGGTGCACGGGGTACTCCCGCAGCCTCCTTGCCACCTCGCGCCTCTCGTCACTCATCTTCCCTCCTCGTACATCCAGCCCAGGAGGCGATAGATACCCTCCCGGATTTGCTCGCTCGTGTATCTCGTCCTCTTGGAGAGTGAGTCGGCTATGCGCTCGACGTGCCAGGCCACGTTGCCGTGCTCGTCCTCCCAGGGGACGTATAGGCTCTCCCTCATCGGTCCTCCTCCATCGCCTCGGCCATCTCGGCGCACTCCTGCGCCTCCATGCGGACGACCTCCCTGTAGCACGAGAAGTCGCTCAGGATGTCGGCGCTCTCGCAGTCGCACCAATCCCAGAACCCGTCCAGCAGGGGCTCGCAGTCCTGGCATGCGTAGCGCGAGAAGGGACCCTCCTCGCCGATCCCGTGCTCCATCAGGGCCTCCTCGCCCGCCTCGATCGGCTCGTCGCAGTAGGCGCACCGGTGGGGCTTACGGCACCTGACCCTCCTGGCCTCGTACACGTCACATCCCATCGCCGTCTCCCTCCCTGAGGCTCGCGTATTCCATGTGCGCCCATATGCACCTGCCGTGGGGCAGGCGGTCGGCCTCCTCCTCGGCCTCGGCCTCCGCCATGCCGTCCTCGATGAGGGCGTCCACCACGTCGTCCCTGTCGTCGTAGACCCGCGTGTCATACGACCACCACCCGCCGAGGCGTGCGCCCGCGAGCTCCAGGACGTACCAGTCGAGGTCCTCGCCGGTGGCGTCGCCGCCCATCTTGAGGACGGGCAGCCCCGGGTTATCCGCCATCAGCCTGGCGAGCTCCTCCTGCGGCGTCACCGGTACCGCCCCCTCTCCTCGTTGGCCAGCCTGACGGCCTCCATCGCGCGGTCGAACTCAGCCTGCGTGGCGCCGAGCGCCGCCGCGAGGTTGAGCGTCGCCTGGATGACGTCGCAGCACTCCACGAGGGCGTGCCGCCGCCTCTGCTCCTCACCCAGGGGCCCGCCCCACGACCGGGCCTCCTCGCAGGCCTCCGACGCCTCCTCCAGCACCTTGGTCGCCTTCCCCTTGAGGTCGCCGATGTCGAACGTGTCGGCGTGGACCCAGTACCTCATCCCTCGACCCCCGTTCCCCTCAGCGCCTCGCGCAGGTCCCTGGCCATGCCCCTCAGGTCCCCCGCCGCGACGAGGACCCCCTCCCAGGCGTGGGCCTCGTCTGCGAGGTCCTCCAGCTGGCGAGCCACGTCCGCCACGGGTCCCAGCCTCTCCCTGACCGCGTGCAGGAGCCTCTTGCGCCCGTGCGCATCCGCAATCTCGCGGGGGAGGTCGAGGTCGTCCTCCATCCGGTAGGCGACCTTCCCATCGTGCGTGTCGTCCCTGACCATCGCCTGCGTCCTCCCCATGGCCTTCTGGGCCAGGATCGCCCTCACCCACGTGCCCTCCTCCGTGAGACTACTCGCGAGACTGATGACCTCCGGGTCGATCCCGGCGTGAGCCTTGCCCGCCTCCGTCACCATCTCGGCCTCCTTCTTCTTGTCCATCACTCGTCCTCCTCGTCCGTATCCGTTTTCCCGCATCACTCTTGGTCGCCGCGATCGGCACCCTAGCCATGGGGCCTCCTGCGGTCGTCGCCCGTGAGGCGTATCGAAAGGCAATCCTGGCGCAGCCGCGAGACGATCGCCACGGCC